ATATCTTCCTTCTATATAACCAATTTTGAAGGTTTAAATAATGAAGGTCTTGCTTTAAGAAGTAATTATACATCAATAGCTAATATATTTATAAACGCTGCTGAAAAACAACGTAAAGACTTTTTAGTGATACTGGATCCTATCAAGAACATTTTTATTCAAGGTGAAAATAGTAAAGTTGTAAACACTAGTAAACTCTGGTCGCCAAATGCTGGAATAGATTCAAATCCTAGCGCCCCTAATTACGTTACGTCTAATTTTTCACAACATATATATTGGCCATTGAGACATCAATTTGGTACAATTAATTGTTCATATGCTACAACATATAGCACATGGGCGCAAGTTGTAGATCCAACTACAAATAGACAGATATGGATACCATTCTCTGGTGTTGCGGCTTCTTTAATGGCTAATACAGATGCGAATTTCCAACCTTGGTATGCACCAGCTGGTTTTACTCGCGGTATTGTCACTGGTGTTAATGATTTGGGTGTTTATCCTAAACAAAAACAACGTGATCAATTGTATAAAATATCTATAAATCCTGTAGCATTTTTCCCAAATGAAGGATTTGTGGTGTTTGGTCAAAAAACATTACTGAAAAAACCATCAGCATTTGATCGTATCAATGTTCGCAGATTGTTCTTAAATCTGGAAACAGTTACTAAAAATACGGCTAAATTCTTCGTGTTCGAGCCAAACACATTATTCACAAGAACACAAGTTATTAATGTATTAACTCCAATATTCGAAAATGCTAAAAACACTGAAGGCTTATATGACTATAGAATAGTTTGTTCTGAATTAAATAACACACCTGATGTTATAGATAATAACGAACTCAAAGTTGATATTTATATACAACCAGTAAGAGCAGCAGAATTCATTCTTGTCAATTTCATCGCTACAAGAACTGGAGCAAACTTTGATGAATTAATAGGAGGTTAATAAATAATTAAAATATTATGGCAGCAACAAAACAAACAATACAAGACTTCTACAGAATAGCTCAAGCGAGAGATTTCGCTAGAGACGTTCAATTTAGAATACTAAGCATTAGTCCCCAAGGAACAACTACAAGATTCGATGAAGACGATTTAGTATATGCTAGAACTGCAACCTTACCAGCTAGAGGTATAACACCCGTTCAAGCTAAATACATGGGATTGAATTTCAATTTACCAGGTGTGGCACAGTATCCAAATTCTGAATCATACGAAATTAATTTTTATTGTTCTCAAGATTCAAACTTACGTAGAAAATTTGAACAATGGTCCAGAGATACTTTTAACGATGCTAATAGCACAGGTAATTATTTAGTTCCAAATCAAAACTCAACAATTGATTTAGTACAATTAGATAATAACTTTGAAAAAGTAAATCAATATCAATTAGTGGGCGTAAGTATTAGACAAGTTGGTGCTTTATCCTATGCGATGGCTGATGGTGGTGGTGCAGTGTTATATTTTCCAGTAACATTAGCATATCATTATTGGACTCAGAAAAACGACTAATAATCGTTTTTCACCCATAAATAATTAAAATGGGTGCTTTAAATAATGCAGTAAACAATGCTATATCTAGTCTAAAAAACAATGTAGCTGGAGCTTTAAATGGTCAAAATCCTTTAACTCAACCGCAAATTGGTCAATTATTTGGATTTAACGTACCAGGAATTCCCCTAGTATCTACTAGAGATTATTTTTTACTACAATTAGAATCTTGGTTAACAAGCATACCTTTACAATCTCAATGGATTGTATTGATTTCACCATTTCCAGCATGTTTGAATACATACATAATGCAAGGCTTGGAAAGAACTGGTGGAGATTCTAAAAATTTTGATATAGATAAAGCAAAGAGTTTTTTAACATCACATCCTTTTCAAAAAGTAAATGGTTGTATTTTTGCTCAAAAAGTCACCATACCTAGCGAAACTTTAAAAACAAAAGTTGCTAGTATTAATAATAATAGAGGTTTCTTACCAGGTGTTTTAAGTGATGGTAGACAAGTATATGGTAATAACCTTTCCATAGATTTTTTAGAAACAAATACTTCTTTTTCAGATTTTGTAATTAGACCTTGGGTTATAGCTGGAGAACATTTCGGCTTCGTTGCGAGAGATAATGATACGTATGTTAGAAGAGATATTAGAAATGTTAAATCGACAATTTACATATTACAATACACTAGAACCTATCAAAACGTGTCTATGATACCTAGAAAAGTTTGGACTTTTTTTAATTGCGCCCCTATTAGAGTAAATACGCAAAGTTTAGGATACGATGAACCAAATGTTACACAAAGTATAGGAACGCAATGGACATATACTAATTATGCGGTGTCTAATTCATTATATATTCCCTTACCAGAAATAATAGATAGAGTTTCTGGAATTTTTAGAGGAAATTTACCCAAAATAAGTCCATTGCAAGGTAATAAAAAAAATAATTTACCAAATTTTCGTGAAATATTTTAAAAGTATATGGATTTTTATACAAAATGTTATATACCAACTCTTAAAAAAGAAATTAGAATTAATTCAATAAAGTTTGGAGATTTCGTAAAAATCAATAATTATATTCAAAATCATGATTATGAGTCTATAAATCAAATTTTTAACGATATATGTGAAAATTGTAACAAATTTTCAAAAAAAATTAAAAATTTAGATAAATTTTATATTTTATTACATTTAAAAAATTTTTTCTTCAATCCTTCATTAAGTCTTTCTGGTAAAAATGAAGAGGAAAGTGTGATATTCGATATACTTTTATCAGATGTAATGAAAAGATGTTTGACTTATAATTTTGAAAATTTTGAATTACCAGAACATTTATATTATAAAAATGTTGAAGATATTTTAAAAGAAAATGGTCAAAACATTGAAGAAATAAAAAAACATATAATATCTAATAAAATATTAATGTTCGATGTGCCAAATTTTATAAAAGGTATACCCAAAGTTTATATAAATTGTTTCGATAATACCCTTTTTTATTTTTGCAAGACTTTATACTCTTCAAATTTGAGCAATATATATAATAAAATAATTGCATTGAAAAAAAAGTTTAATTTTTCTTTAGATGAAATTTATAATATGAATCCGAAGGAATTAGATCTATTTCTCAAAACTAAATAATTGAAATGGCTTATAAAAAATTCAGTGATTTCGTAGTATTTGATCCACCAGATGTTAGTGACTATCTAGTGGGTTATAGAGAACTTGGTGGTGAATTCAGATCAACCATTCAAGACTTAACTTTAATTTTTAAAAGATTAGCAGTTCCTTTAGAACCAAATAATATATACATTTCTTTATCTGGTAATGACTCTGAAAGTGGTACATCTGAAGCTTTTGCTTTTAGAACTATTAAAAGAGGATTGGCTAAAGCGTTTGAAATATCTAGAAAATTAAATACAATTCAAATAGACTTAGAAAAAGAATATGGGTGGGGTACAGCCTCAAATCCAGTAACAGTTTATGTAAAATCTGGAGAATACTACGAGGATAATCCAATATACGTACCTCCAGGTGTTACAGTTGTTGGCGATAATGTTAAATCGGTAACTGTTATACCTAAAAATAAATTTTACGATATATTTTGGGTTAATAACCAAACTTCTATACAAAATATAGAATTCAAAGATTATTTTAGTCCTGCATACGGAATAGCTTATCCAGAATTTAAGTATTTAAATAATACAAGAAGAGAATCATACCCATCTACTAGATTATTAGAAGCTAGTGCTAAAGCTGTTAAATATTATTACGGATTTTTAGACAATCCAAGACCATTTGTTTATGATGTTTCTAAAAAATTTAAAGCTAGTTTTTTAAATTTTTCAAAAGATTCTGGAAATCCTATATTTGATCCCTTTGAGATAGCATTTTTGGGAAGATATTATAGAGATTTGAGTGAAGATTATTTCTATAAAAACGATGAAAAGTTTGAACAATTGGAATTTTGGCAAACCGAATATTTCAATTTATCATCTTCCGTAGAAAAACCATACGTTTTATATGCACCATATATAATTTATTGTTCTTCAAAAACAAAAGGAACTTCAGCCGATACATTAGATGCTGGTGGGGGTGTTGTAATTGATGGTAATAATGTTGATGGGCCATTTAGGTCTATGACTATAAATTCTTTTAATCATTTCAATCAAGGAGGTACTGGTGTTAATGTAACAAACAATGGTTTAGCGAATATTAAAAACAATGTTTTCTTATTTTGCAATGAAAGTGTTAAAAGTGATTTTGGGGGGACTTGTTTTGTTAATGGATGTAACTCATCATACGGTTTAAGCGGTCTTGTAGCGATTGGGCAATCACCAAAAACTACATTAATAGGTCAATTACCTTATCCTTTAAATCTATCTGAGCCTATTAAACAAATAACAGTCACTAATTTGGGATCACCATCATTATCCGCAGAACAGCAATTTTTAAATGACATACAGCCATACGTTGGTCAGGTTTTTTCTATAGTAGATGAAACATACGTGTTACAAACTTTTGGAGTAAATTATTTATCTGCAACAAATTCTGGAATGTATTTTGAAGTTTTAAGTGCATCTAAAGTTAGGACAGCAACACCACCAAATCAAGGCTATGAATGTGATATAGTTTTAAAAGATTATTACTCTGGTGACAGTGATCAAAGCATCGTTGCCAATCCTTATATCAACCCAATACCTCCAAAATTACAAGCTGGTAGTAAGGTTAAATTCTTTATAAGAAGTAACATTGTAGCTTCTTCACAATCTTTTGACACTATAGGATCTGGTATAAATTACGCCAATTCTAGACAAGAAGATGGTGGAAGATGGAATAAAAACAACGAAGTTGTTTTCGATAAAGTTGGTAAAGTTTTTTACAATTCCACAGATGAGAGTGGCAACTTTAAAATAGGAAAATATTTCAATTATGATCAATTAAATTCAACTTTATATTTAGGAAGTGCTGATAATAAAAATTCTATAAGAATTCTTGGAAATTCGAATATAGATACTTTAAGTTCTAAAAATATAATAGTTGATAATATAAGTGCTTATGAAGTAGATGTTCAAAACTTAAACGTTTCAAATGAATTATATTCTCCAGAAATACTTTCAGAATCATTATCTTCGAAAAATATTATCGCTGATCAATTTCAAATAAATCAAACATTGAGCGGTAATCAAATTATTGTTAAAAATATAGTAATTCAAGATTCTACGGTTTCTCCAGTAAGTGTTATAGATGTTTCTAACAATTTTATATTTTCTAACAATGATAACTCTAAAATATTAAATTTTGACACAACTGCTGGTGCTTTATCCGCAATATTCCCAGCTAATTTAAAACAAGGTTTTAATGTGGTTATTATGAATATTGGCACTAATTATCTATATCTATCTGCACCATCTTTCAATTATAAATCTTCTGGAAGTACTCTTTATGAAATTTATGATTCAGCTTATATTTTTGTTAATAATAATAATATATACGCTGTTGGGAAATTGGGAGGTTGATAATATAATATGTTATTCGATAATAAAATATTGAGTGGGATTTTTTCCGCATCTACAATAGTCACTCAAACTCCTACATCAAATACGCCTACAGTCACTCCAACTCCTACAGTCACTCCAGTTTTGAAAAGTAAGCGTTTAGTGATAAACTGGAACAATCTAACAGTTCCTATCAGCACATACAATCCTTTTTATAATAAAAATGATATGCCAAGAATAGGCACGTTTAGAAGTGATGGG